GATGATGAAGAGCTTGACGAAATGTATGATGAAGAGCTTGACGAAATGTATGAGGAAGACGAGGATATGTCACTTGACGAGGAAGATGAAGAACTCGATGAGAATGATACCGTTTTCAACGTAAATGAGTCAATGCTTCGTAAAGAACTCCGCCGCATCAAGGAGTCAAAGAAAGGAATTAAAAATGCCATGGCCGACCAGTTTGGTGGTGGCAAAGAAGACGGCGATCCTTGGCTCGATGGTGAAGTCACCACCGAAGGCGCTGAGGAAGACGGCGAAACTCTCGATGAGGTTGAAGCCGAGCAGATCGCTGAAAAAGCTTTGAAGGTTGCAAAGAAAGCGACAAGTGTTGCTCAGAATGAGCGTGAGTCCCGTATTAAGGAGGCACGCATTAATCGTAGCCTCAAGGGAAAACTTGACGAGTCGCAGAAGATGATTGCAGCACTACGTGAGCAGCTGGAGGATGTAAATCTATTCAACGCTAAGCTTCTATATGTTAATAAGCTTATGCAGAATCGTGATCTTACACCACGTCAGCAGCGCTCAATTGTGGAATCACTCGATCGCACCCAGTCAGTTAGTGAAGCAAAGCTTCTCTATACCAGCTTGACTGAGTCCCTGAAGGTGAAGACAGGAAACATGAACGAGGGTCGCATTATGGGATCGGCATCCAGATCAACGAGATCTGGTAGCACACCTGCTACCATGAATGAATCCGTTGAGGTTGACCGCTGGGCAATCCTTGCAGGTATTAAAAAGTAAGTTCGATTAACAACAAACAATTTTTGGAGAAATAATGTCTAAGACTTTTACACTAGATCAGCTCGCCGAGGGAATCCGCGGGCGTGATGTTTCGGCGGAGAACAACCGCCTTGTTGAGAAGTGGGGCCGCACCGGCCTCCTTCGTGGACTCGAAGGCACTGGTCGTGAGAACATGGCACGCCTCCTTGAGAACCAGACCTCTAACCTTCTTCGTGAGGCCAACGCCCTCTCAGCTGGTGGTGGTTCACTCTCTTCAGGTGGTGATATCCGCGGTTTCTCAAACATTGCATTCCCAATCGTTCGCCGCGTTTTCGGTGGACTCGTGGCCAATGAGCTTGTCTCAATCCAGCCAATGAGTCTCCCATCTGGTCTCCTCTTCTACCTCGATTACACCTACGGTTCAAACGTTGGTGGAAACGCTGGTGTTGATCTTGACTCAGCAGCAACTAAGTCAGTCTATACTCGCGGCCAGTCAATCTATAACAACCCAGTTGGTAAGGGCATCCAGACCGGTTCGCTCGCAACTGGTGGTATGTATGACTTGGGTGGTATGGGTTATAGCCGCGTTCACGGTTACACCCCTGTAACACTGGAAGCATCAGGCGCATTTGGAGGCTCAGGCACCTTCTTATCAACCAAGTATGCTTTTGCGACTGGCACCGACGGTCGTCTTCTTGGATTTGACCCTTCTCTTACATCTCTTATTGAGAATGGAACAGCTGGTGTTGGAACTGCACAGTTCAAGTTTGGTGTTGTTGCTCTTGGCGCAATCTCAAGCTCAGCTGATCAGAGCCTTGCAAAGACCTTTGGTCTCTTCCCAACAACCACATACCCTGATGCTGCAGCCTGGAGTGAGAGCTTCCAGGGTGGAACTGGCGTTCTCAACCTTCGTCGTTTGAACCAGATTGGTAGTTGGGATGGCACTACCTTTACCCCATCAGTTCTTTCAGGTACACACCTCCTTGTTGTTCTTACAGGAACAATGGCCAAGAAAGACGATTCCGGTTTCTCTCTCAGCTACCCACAGAGCTCAGCTCTTGATGTTGAGAGCTCAACTGGTTCAACTGTAACAATCCCAGTGTTTGAGTCAAACTTTGGTGTATCACCATCGCCAGTCATTCCTGAGATTGATATCAAGATTGAGTCAATCGCTGTTACAGCAACAACCCGCAAACTCCGCGCTCGCTGGTCACCAGAGCTCGCACAGGATCTTAACGCTTACCACAGCATCGATGCTGAGGTTGAGCTCACCCAGATCCTCTCAGAGACAATCGCACTCGAGCTTGATCGCGAAATCCTAAATGATCTTCTCGTCAGCGCATCTGGCGCCAACTACTTCTGGAGCCGCGCTCCAGGACGCTTTGTCAACAAGGCAACCGGCGCAGAAGTTGGTCGTAACAGCATCGGCGGAAACGCTGCTCCTGGTCCTAACTTCACTGGTACAGTCCGTGAGTGGTACGAGACTCTCACTGAGACCATCATCGACGTTGGTAACGAGATCCACCGTAAGACCCTCCGCGGTTCTGCAAACTTCATCGTTGTCGGCCCAGACGTTGCAACAATCCTCGAGGCTTCAACCTACTACCGTCCAAGCTACAGCATCGACGGATCAGGCCAGGTTGGCGCTCCATTCTCAATCGGCGCTGAGAAGGTCGGTACACTCAGCAACCGCTTCACCGTTTACAAGGATCCTTACTTCCCACGTAACAAGATCCTCGTCGGATTCAAGGGCGGAAGCTATCTTGAGACTGGATACGTCTATGCTCCATACGTTCCACTAATCGTAACTCCAACCATCTTTGCTCCAGAGGATTTCACTCCTCGTAAGGGCGTGATGACCCGTTACGGTAAGAAGATGGTCCGTTCGGACTTCTACGGAACTGTAACCGTCCTCGACCTCAACATCATCTGATTTAGTTTAAAACTAATCAAAAAAAGGGATTGCTCATGAGCAATCCCTTTTTTGTTTCTAGTTGTTGAATAATTAAATTGTATTGAGGTTACAATGAGCATTGATTTATTGAAGAAATTAATCGTAGAGATGAGTCGCTACAAGAAAGAGACAGGTAAATCTTCATGGGGCGCAGAGGATTTGAAAAAATACCTGCCTAAAACGCCTGATGGACCAGAAAATCTTCCTCAATATGCTTTTACAATGACTCAACTTAATAAAGTTGGTGTAAACCCAAAGTCAGAATACAATACGCCTCTCGGAGTTTATTTTTATCCACTAACACATGAAATGTATAAATCATTGATCAATGACAAACTTCCATTTGCAAGTGAAATGAAAAATGTTAATCTTGTAAAGTTGAATAATCTTGATTCACCTAAATGGTTAAGAGTGTCAGATCGTAATCAATCTATTAATTTAGAAGCGCTTCAAATGAAAGCATACAATTTCTTTGATGATAGCAATAAAAAAAAGATTGCTAGAGCTGAAAACGATGAATACACTTTTGAAACAGCATTGGAAGAATGGGAGCGCTGGACAAAACGAGAGTCTAAATTCTCTTCCACATCTTTGCTATTTTCATTTTGCGCATTTTTAATAAAAAAAGTTGATCTAAAATCTTCAAGTAGCAAAGTAGCGCCAGGTCGACGTTTTAATCAAGTCTTGCGACATCTTGGATTCATAGGCGTATATGATAGTGGCAAAGGTGTTATTCACGAAAATGAGCCAGAACAACTTGTTGCTCTTGAACCAAGTGCATACACAGTTATTAAATCTTATAATACAAATGAAATTAGAAAAGACAAGCTTAATATACCAGGAAGAATGGACTCAGCAATTTTTGATGCAATTTTTTTTATTGAAGAAGCAGTATTTGATCTTCTAAAAAATGAAAAAGTAATGAGTAAACAGTTGAATATGTTAAAACATCTTTTCACCAGAGATGAAATACTTTTATCTTATTTAGAAAATTTTAAATCTTGGGGCGGAACTTATGCAGGCGGATTATTTTCTGCAATTGCAATAATAGACAATGATTCAATTACAAATAAATTTTTAGACAATTGGGAAAATTGGTCAAAAAGCCCTCAATTTCGTGAATTTGTAAGTAATCTAAAATATAGAGATGTTGATCCAGCAATAGAAATAAAATTAAAAAAATTGATTAAAAAATCATTAGAAAAATTAAATATGATTATATCACGCGATGCCGGGACGCCATTTAATTTTTCTAATGAAAATCAGTATTTAGAAAGACTACTTATTGATTTTTTTATGGACGCACTTAAATAGTTTAATTATAAATTTGCGCAGTTCATAAATAAAAAATAGAGGAATAAGCAAATGTCAAGCTTCGCAAACACACTGATGCCAACACCATTTGGATTTTTTGACTCTGACTCAGGTTTTCAAACTGAAGCTGACGCAATGATTACTTTTGTTAAAAGACGCTTAGGCGATGATATTTTGTCAGTTGAACTCACAAGAAAACAGATTTGGTCGTGTCTTGAAGAGGCATTTTTAGAATACGGTTCACTTGTGAATCAATATCAAGCAAAAAGTCAATTGATTTCTTTGCTTGGAATGCAAACCGGAAGTCTTGATGAAGCTACACAAAAATTACCACGTGACACTCTCAACTACGTCATAAGACTTGCTGAGCCTTATGGTGTTGAGGCTGGTCTTGGTGGAACATATAATACAGTTTCTGGATCAATTACTTTGAAGCAAAACATTCAAGATTATGATCTTTATACGGATTTGGTGGATCCATCAACTGGAATTGCTGTTGTGAGCTCATCATTGAACCCAGAGCGCCGCAAAATGCGCATTTTTGAAATAATGCATTTCAATCCATCGGCTGCTTATCGATTCTTTGACACAACATCTGCAATTAACTATCTAAACAATGAGTTTTCATTTGAATCATTCACGCCAGAGACAGTGTTTTATGTTCTTCCTGTTTTTGAAGACATCCTGCGTGGTGGTCAGATGAATATCTCAAATAGAGTTCGTCGATCAAACTACAGCTATAGAGTGACCGGAACAAAGCTAAGAATATTTCCTACACCAACTGCTGTCAATCCATTAAAGCTTTGGGTTCGTGTTGGGTTTGAATCAAACCCTTTATCACCAGCATTTCCTGACAAGTCAATTGATGGTGTTTCTAATCTTTCCAACGTTCCTTATGGAAACTTTGTCTATTCAAAAGTAAATTCTATGGCAAGACAATGGGTAAGACAATACACACTTGCTCTTTGTAAAGAACTTCTTGGTATGATTAGATCTAAGTTTAAGTCAGTGCCTATTCCCGGTGGTGACCTTCAGCTTGATGGAGATGATCTTAAAAGCTCAGGAAAAGAAGAAAAAGAAAAATTAAAAACTGATCTAAAAGAAATGCTAGAGTCAATGACATATAGCAAACTTGTAGAAACAAAGGCCGCAGAAGTTGATAATCTTCAAAAGTTACTAAAAGCTATCCCGGTCCCAATGGGCCGTGTTATCTCGATCGGATAAAACATGGCAAGACTTTTTATCACACCTCGCGAAATTGATTTCATTAGTGACCTCAACAAAGAGATCGTGAAGGACATCATCGGGCAAAAAATTTACTACTATCCAGTAAGAGCTGACATTACTTCCATTCACGACATTGATGAGGAGTCAATTGAAAAAATATTTGACTTTCCTGTTGAGCTTGACGCACTTGTTGATTGGTCACCAGCTGAAATCAAAACAAATAAGTTTGGAACTGACAAATTTCACAACATTGAAGTGCGCGTTCATGCTAGAGATCTATCTGATAAGAATTTTAGAATGAAGATGGGTGACTTTATTTCATATGG